ATGATTAATGCTTATCGTGAATTTTGGACAAAAATGTTTTCTTGGCATGCAACGGCAACAAGGACACAGTACTGGGTACCGCTAATTGTCAATTATTTTTTGGGTGGAATATTAGTTAGCATCTTGGAAAATATGCAAGGTCATTCAATTGAAGATATCTACACTGTTGGTGACTTGTCTACTAATTTGACAACAAGAATCGTCATGATAATTGTATGGATTGCTACTTTTACTTTGAAAGCACGCCGTCTGCACGATACAAATCGAAGTGCTGGTTGGATATTTATTGATCTGATTCCGATTATCGGAAATATTTGGTTCTTTATTTTAATGATTTTACCAACGACACCGGAATCACGCTGGACTTTGAATCAAAGTAATGTGAATTAGTAATAATTTGTGAAATAAAAAAACACCTAGATTATTTTCTAGATGTTTTTTTATTTAAACCAAAATTAGCATTGGCATAATCATTGGTTTGCGAGCTGTTTCTTTGAATAAGATTTAGGGGTACTGGTACATAAGGTTTTTAGATACCCTTGTAGTAAAACTGTAGTAAATATCGAAAATTATAGTGAATTAAGAAGCGTGATGGTGTGTGAAATTTCCTTATTTCGCTTCACTTGTAAGAGGTGTAAATACGTCTTTTGAGTGATAGAAATATCTTTGTGACCCAGTCTTTCACTAATATATTCTACAGCAACACCTTGAGAAATTAACATAGAAGCATGACTATGTCTTAGTCCATGAAAAGTTATTCTTTTGGGGATGTCTAATCGTGTTAATATTCTCTGCAGTTCACGATTAACGCTAGATTGCTGACGATCAAATAATCTTTCATTGTTGTCTTTGGATAATGTAAGTAAGTAATCCGTTAACCATTCTGGAACGTCTACAGTTCTGATTGAGCTAGGAGTTTTTGGCTCTTTTACAATATTTAGGCGTTCTTCATAAGACTTATTGATATTGATTGTTCCGTTATCAATATCATTAGGCGTAAGAGCTAATACCTCTCCCAATCGAGCCCCTGATAAAGAAGCTACTAACATAATATCATGAGTTGGCTCATGGCTTTCTTTTAGATATTCTATAAAACATTTAAAGTCAGTATATTCTAAGAACTTTAGTGAGCTATCTTTGGCATTAGTACCATGCGGTTTTGCTCTTTCAAAAGGATTGACCCTTATTATTCCATCAGCTACGGCATCCTTTAATATGCCACTTAAATGTCCTTTGACTTTTTGGCTAGTAGCAAGAGAGTGAGAGAGCCCATATTCGTTTAAAAATTTTTGCGCATCGTGACGGGTTACTTGATCTAATGATGTATTTTCAAAGTATTCGCTAACAGCTTTCAAAGTCATTTCATAACCAACATGAGTTGAACGTGACACGTCTGTTTTATATGTATCAATCCAGTCACTTATATAGGAAGAAAGGAGTTGTGACGGTTTAAAATCAATATCGCCATCTATTTTAGAACCTTCTGTTTTAATAGCCCATTGATTTGCTTCAGTTTTTGTTTTGAAACCTGATTTAGTTTTCTTTTTATATCCGCCTTGATAAGGGACGGATACACTAACGGTAAATGTTTTACCTCTTTTATATATTGAAGCCATACAAAAATCTCCCTTAAAAAGAGGGCTTATATCTGTTATAATCTAATAGAACGCCCCGTGCGTTTGTAGTATACTTTTAGCACACCCAGTGAACTTTTGCAGGTTGGGGTGTGCTTTTTTGTCTTGTTTTAAATACTATTGGAAGTCTTTAGGTTTGAACTGGTTATCCCATGCGCTTGTTCTAGCTATTTCGTTGCCGTTGTTATCGCATAAAACCACGTACGGCTTCATTTTGTGCGCAGTATCTAAATCAAACATTTTCTCTATTTTATTTTGTTCTTTCGTTGACGCTGCAACTTCACTAAACAAAGTACCTGCTGCCATACTTTGTGCTGATTGAGCAACTTTTAGTCCTTCTGATTTGCTCAAATTTTTCATTGCATCTTCAGTGAAATATATCTTTATTGCGTCTGTTCCTGCATCATAGTAGACCATTTTTGATATACTTTTCGACCATGCAAAAACATCATTTGGTGTTCTGGTTTCACCGTTTGGTAAAGGCTTGCCATTTTCATCAAGGGTGCCATTCGCGAAGCCTTGGTCTTCCGTCAAGTGTTTGAGTAGTGCAGAGTTGATTCTCGACTTCAAAGGTTCCGTTTTTACGCTAGGACTACTTTTTGAAGATGAGCTATTTTTTGAAACGCTGCTAGAAGAATTTTTAACAACTTTTGAATTGCTTTTTTTGCTGGAAGACTGTTGCGACTTTGTATTTTTTTCCTTTGATTGATTTTTTGCGCTCGAGCCTATCAACATAAACGAAATAACTGCAACGATTAGTATATACCAAGTTTTTCTGGTAGTCTTACCGTTGGAATTTTTATCCTTTCTCCGTGCAATAAAAAACCAAATTAATGACGCAAAGAATATTAGTACAAATAGTGACGACATACGAAATCTCCCAATCTCTCTAGCTTTTTAATGTGGACGCTTAGCACATAATAATTAAATTATACCTTAGATGTTAAAATGATTTGATACATATTCTGCTTGTTTTTCAGCTAACATTGTTTTCATTGACCACCTTTTGTCATCGCCATACATATTGAATAAAGCGTGACCCGCCTCGTGAACAATAGTATCTATCTGTTGCCATTCAGGTTGCAAAATATTTACGAAGATAATAACTTCGTTCCCAACTTTGTTCACTTCTCCGTAGTACCAGTAGTGTGGGACTTCAATTCCAAAAAAGGTGTAATCAGGGAATTTATCTATATAAAATTCTACGTTCGTCATACATCGTGAGCCTCACAATCTTCTTTTTGAGAGTTTTGCGATTTCGACGAGTTTTTTTATTTGCTCAATATCTTCTTTTGTTGCTTGAGGATCAATGAAATAGGCAACTTGCTTTTGGGGCTCTGTTAAATCATCTGAAGAAGTTGGATTCATGTCATCGGTTCGTTCCATTAAATAATCGACAGACACATGTAAAAAGTCAGCAGCTTTATTAATTGTTGACGGTTTTGGCTCATGCACGTCCCATTGATAAATCCCAGATTTTGAAATTCCAATCTCTTTTGCTAGTCTTTCCATAGAAATTCCACGTTTTTTTACAGTATCTTTTGTTCTTGATAATAGCGTCATATAAGTCTTTTCTCCATATCTATACAAGAAAAGTCTAAAAAGTCAGAATTAAGTGTTGCAAAGTCTAACTAGTTGTACTATACTAATTCTTGTAAGTTAGTTACTAAGTTTTAAGCAAAACAAAAACACCTACAAATTTATCTATCTTGGCGGAGTGATAAGGTTAGTAGCCCTTTGTTTATGCTTGTTTACTATGTCATTATAGTCCAACTTGTTAGACTTGTAAAGCTAAACTTACAACAAATTATATGAAACTTACTAAGTTTTGTAGGAAAGGAGAGAGATATGGGCGAAACAATAACTAGGGAATACCAATACTTATATTTCTATGTTGACAGCAACAAAAAAATCCCCGTTGTGACAGGTGCAACTAGAGATTTGAATTTAGCTGTTTTTCTGGACAAAGAAATTGTTGGGAAAATAATGAATGACTTCAACATCCAAACAGACTTATTTGTTTGGATTGATGGTACTGAATTTTTAGTTAAGACCAATTGATTTAGCGATTAAAGCAGCAGCAGTCTGTGAGACAACATCTAAAGATATGCTTTTTAATCCAGATAAAGCATCCTTGGTCTGCTTCCAAATTTTGCTATCTCTGACGTTGTCCAAGTATTGATGCCCGTTATGGGTTAAATTTCCAGAAATCAAGAAATAATAAGAAGCGTCAGCAAATAGTGGCGTACCAGTAATTAAATCAGCTTCATGCAATCTTGTTAAGGTGTATCCTACTTCATCACGAGACATGTCTAACTTTTCACCAGCTGCTACTAATTCCGGTTCAGATGGTCCTTGCAAATTTTCGGAATTTTCAATAGTTAGCATAATTTCCCGGACTAAATCGTAATCGAGTTTCATAACAAATGTTCCTTTCAATTTATTTGCAAATGAGCATAAGCCAATTATCCCACAGAAAGGAGGCAACATGACAGAACAAATGATTGTAGATGCAGCAAAAATGTTCAAAAAGCGCGTCAAAGACGGTCTATTCGACCGAGATATGACCCAACGTGATCTAGCTAATGCGGTTGGTGTTACTGAAGCAGTATTGAGTTTAGCGATTAACACGTACGCTATCAACAAACAATCACGAGAAGTACGAGCAAAAGTTAGAAAGTTATTGGATATTCAAGACATTTAGAAAGGAAGTGAGAAATTATGGAGTATAACGCAGGCAAAACAAAAACAGCCCAATTAATTGAGAGCGAAGATGTCGCTAATATAAAAATACGACTTAAATACGCTTCAAAAGAAATTGAACTGCCTAGTGATTACACAGTAATTATTGTACCGAAGTATCAATAAGATAATATTCAAAGGCCTGAATTGCAACAGTTAAAACTTCTCCAGTTAAGTTAGAAGGCAATTCATCAACAGATGTAACTTTGTTGAAAGTATCAATAGCATTTTCACTGATCATGTCATTTGCTAAATCACCTATTGGTCTATCAACATCTTTAAATTCAGCTAACCAATCTCCAAATTTTATCATTGTGTTTCTCCTTTCATGTCATTAACTAAAGGATAGCACAAAACAAACATTAGAAAGGAAGTGATCGGATGGTAACGCAGCTACTTGCAAAACTAGATGAAATCATAAAGTTTTTCCACAAGAGTCAATTACCAGAAATCATGGATAAAACAGAGTTAGCTCAGTTTCTAGGAGTTGGCATAAACAACGTTAATAAATATATCTATTCAGATGGATTTCCTGATATCGAACAACCAAACATGAAAGATGGTTATCCGAAAAAGGCAGTTCAGGAATGGATAGATTCACACACAAAATTTTATGGAAGGTAAACAAAATGTGGTTTTTACAAGTAATAGCATTATTGATTGTCGTGGGAGCAGTTTTCTATCTAGGAATGCTGCAGGGTGAAGCGCAGTACAAAGAAAGTATACGCCGTCACCGTGATTTTCACCGTATGGGCGGTATGAGCAACGAGAATAAGTATTGGAGGTAAGATATGGCATCAGTACCAGATGCATTGAACTTTTATCAGGGTGACATTCAAGAAGAACCTGTTGGCTTTAAAGTGAGACTGTTTGACTTCTCTTCTGGTGAATATGTTACGAAGCAGTTCAGAACAGAAGGTAAAGCATATTCAGCTATTGCTGAACAGGTTGATAGGTTGAATGAAATCGCAATTGAACTTGACGAACAAAATTTTGAGCAGGTGTATAGCAATGAAAGTTGAAGAATATGTACGTTAACTACGACTTAATGATTGAACATGCTAAAGGTGAATTAGATAGATCAATTAAGGAATTAAGATTCTATCGTATGTACACCTCAAAGCTAGAAACTGGTTTTACCAGAAAGGAAAATATTCGTAATCTACAAAATAGAAAAAGAATGTTTGAACAACGAGTTCGAATGTTAGAGGAACAGAGAGGCGAACATAGTGAACAAAATACGTGAACTTAGAAAAGCAAAAGGATTAAGTCAAAGAAAATTGTCTGAGTTTACAGGAGTAAATTTAGATTCGATACAAGCTTATGAAACCGGAAGAAGAAAAATAGGAATGAATAATGCTTGGATATTGGCTGATTATTTCAATGTCTCGATTGATTACTTAGTTGGAAGGAGTGACGTTAGATGAACAGATTGAAAGAATTGAGAGAAAAACAAAAAATTAGTCTTGCAAAATTATCCAAAATTTTGAAAAACAAGTATTCTCAAAATGCCTCACCTCAAACGTTAATGCGTTACGAAAAAGAAGAAAATCAACCAAGGACTGATATTTTTGAATCATTAGCAGACTATTTCGATGTTGACCCAGAGTATTTAGTTGGTTGGTCTGATATCAAAAGAAAAAACGCCCAATAACGACTGCAATCGCTTGGACGTAATAAAAATTAAGGTTAGGTACATTATAACACATGAAATCAGAAGCGCTTTTACAAACAAAAATCATCAAGTTTTTAAGGTATGAGGGACGGTTTGTGATTAAGACACAAGGTGGCACACCTGGAACAGATACAGGGACACCTGATGTAATTACAATCTATCCAGATGGACGATTTATCGGCTTAGAAATTAAACGTCCAGATGGTAAAGGGGTCGTTAGTCCTGAACAAAATGCAGTAGGAAAACAAATCCAACGTAATCAAGGATTGTGGTATGTGATTGATAGTTGGGAAAAGTTTGAGGAGGTCTGGCGAGATGTCACAACCCTCATTTAAGTTATATGACGCACAACAACAACAATTAGATAAATCAAAATCAACTTATTACTACATTATGAAGATGGGAACAGGGAAGACTGTTGTTGGCTTATCACACGCCAAGAAATGGTTTCCTGATAAAGATGTGATAGTGGCTGCACCTCGACAAGTGGTTAACGCCATGTCTTGGCAGAAGGACGCAAAGTTAGTTGGCTTTAAAAACAACTTACAAGTTATCACAACGGACGGTGTTAAAAAGTTAGACAACATTGATGTTCAAAATAAGCTACTAATTGTTGATGAAGCTCATAAGTTCAAAAATAAATCAGCACGATCTAAAAAATTAAATGAATTACTAAAAGCATCAGCAGGGTTTGTGTTTCTATCTGGAACGCCAACTAATGGTAAGTATGATGACTTAGAAATGTACGCACTGTACTTTAGACATGTTCGTACCATGAAACAGTTTAAAGACTTATACAAGGTAGCGGAAACGCCCCATTGGAGTAAATATCCTATCTGGCACGTTGGCAAGAACGAACAGCGATTAACGAGTTGGTTTCAATCAATTACATCAGATGTTGTGACTTTAGATGATATTGCCGAACTACCTGATGTGATTGAAAATGTTATCGACTTTGACCCAGACCGTGAGTACAAGAAAACGAAAATGTCGTATCGAAAAGACGACAAGGTTATCTTTGCTAATCCAACGGCTAGACGTATTTATCAGAGACAAAATCAAAACAATAAGGCAAAACTTGAATGGCTTGATAGTGTCAAAGAAGAGTACGCAAAAGACAAAACAATTATCTTTTACACGTATGACAACGAGCTTGATTTGTTGAATGAAGCATTGAAAGATTACACGGTTGGTCACGTTAATGGTCATGAGTACACACCTGGTGGTGACTTCACATTAATCCAAATCACAAGTGGTTCAGGGTTGACGTTGAACGAGTACAAACACGCAATCTGGTGGTCACTACCTGATAGCTTCATTGACTTTGACCAGTCAAAATATCGCAATTATCGTATCGGTCAAGACACTAAAATCACACGTGATTATCTAGTGGTTCACGGAACGATTGACGACAATATATGGGACGCATTGGAGTTGAAACAAAACTTTAATGCAGAAATGTTTGAGGATTAGACATGACAATTCACATGAGCCCGACAAGGGCATTGAAATTTAACAAAAACCCATTGCGTGCTTTAGAAGATTATCAAGGCATTAATAAGTGGTGGGAAGGTAACGACGACGCTTTGCATTATGGCAATATCGTTCACAACCTTGCAGAAGGTCGACGTATGTTGAAAGACTTTACAGATGGTGATAAGAAAGCGATTATCTCATCAACTGGTAAAACTAAAGGTCAACTGAAATCAACCTATAAAGACGCCATTACCGTTGGCAATAAGCTACGCAATTATGTATTACGAGTATCACACGGTGGTTTAGCACAATTCGAAGTATCAATTGATGAACTGGTTAATTTGGAAGGTATTGAGTTCAACGCAACTGGTCGAGCAGATATGCTCACGGCTGATGCAGTATATGATTTCAAAACGGTATCACCACAAGATTTTGACGGATTCTTAAATTATAAAAGTTTCCGTGATGGTCATGAAAAAGATTATCTCAAGCAAATTTCTTACTACGCTTCAATGTTTGATAAAAAAGAAGCACACATTTTGTACATCAAAAAGGATAAAAATAAGCCTTTCATCTACGATTATCAATTATCGAGCGTTGAGATTAACGCTTATGCATCAGAAATGATTGAAGAAATTGAAGAAGCAGTCAAGGTAGTAGCTGGTGAAGTTGAAGCAGTAGCAGTTAATGATGGAAGTCAATGGGCGTACAAACATTTTGGAGGTGTGATTAATGACAATTAAAGTAAGTAAATTTCAAGAAATAAAATTACGTAAGCCAGCGCCTAAAGGTGTTGCAGTTTATGGCGAACCAATGGCAGGTAAGACAACGTTTGCGGGCAAGTCGGATAAGCCGTTGTTTCTATCATTTGACGGTAACGCAAAATTGGCAGGATATAACGCTGTTACGCCAACAAATAAATCTGATGTTATCAGTGTTATCGAACAAGCTGAAGAATACGGTTATAAAACTATTGTTATGGATACCGTTGAAGATATGGCTCAATTATTAGAAACAGAAATACTAGAAAAGTATAATGCTGATAATTTAAAAACAGCCAACGGTGGATATGGAGCTGGCTACTCTGAATTCAATAATAACTTTACAGAAATCGTAAATTTGCTTTCTCGTTCTGAACTTAATGTTTATTACTTGCTTAGAGCAAGACAGACAGAAGACGAAGGACTGGTTATTGTTCTTAAAGAAAAGTTATTTAGTATCATAGGCGGTTATTCAGACGCTTTGATTGAAATCAATAACAAGCATGAAGCCAAGTGGAAGAAAAAGCGTTATGACTGGGACGATAAGACGTTGCCAGCACCACTTAACAACATTATTGATCCTGCCAAAGCTAAGGCAGCAAAACTCGCAGAACTCGGATTATAAGAATAGGAGATTAAGAACATGGCAGTAGATATGGAAGATTGGTTTGAAGGATTAAACGCGGAAACAGAAGAACCATCAGCGTTTGGATTTGAAGACGGTGAAACAGAGGCGACATTGACAGATGTGTCATTATTTGAAAGTTCATCATCATCTTGGAGTGCGGTACAGTTTGAATTTACCGACAAAGAAGGTAACACAGATAACGGATACCGTGTATCAATTTCAAAGAAGAAGACAGATGGTAGCAAGATACCCGCAAAGATGTGGCAACGTAATGTTTTCCAATTGATGCGTCCATTAATCTTAGCTAACCCTAAATTTAAGGCAGTAGTTGACTTAGACACAATCAATCAAGGTAATGCAGCAGTAGTTGAGGCCTTGCAAGTATTGGTTGATAAGCTCGAAGTTCGCTTACAAAAGACGACACCAGAACACAAACCAGATGAAACAGTGTTCCCTGATTATACATTTTTAAAGCCACTGGAGTTTTGATTAAGGAGACAAATAATGAGTAAAACATTTAATACCCAAGAAGTTTTAGAAATAGTAAAAGAAATTCATGAAAATGATTATGATTTTTCTATTAAAGATTATGCCAACGCTAATAGTTTTGACAAGGAAACAGCTGTTAAGTACGCAACAGAAGAATTTGCTCACGAAAAAGGTTGGATTGAGTAACAAATAGGAGTTCTAGAATGGCAACAAAAAGTGAGGCATTAAAATGGTTGGCGGCTGGATATGACATTACACCTATACAAGTTAGTTTTGATGAGAATGGTCACGCAAGCAAAAAACCGTTTTTGTCTTACGCTACCGATAAGGTGAACAAGTTATGGGTGCTATCGAATTGGAAAAAGACTTACGCCATTGGTTTAGTTCTTAGTGGCGAGGATTATGTCGTGTTCGATTTTGATGACATGAACACCTTAAAACAGTTTGAAAATGAATACCCAGTTATTAAATCAGGTGTTCATGAACAATCTGTTACAGGTCGAGGTGTTCACGTCTACTTTGAAAACAATGAGGGCTTAACGCAGATCATTGATATCATCAAAGGTTTAGACATCAAAGCCAGTAAAAACAATTATGTAGTGGTTAATCCTGAAACTGATTTAGATGAGGTTACAGAGCTTCCAGAAGTGTTATGGACGTTTTACCAGACCAACAAATCAAACGGTCGTAAGGCATCAAATAACAACGATTTGAACGACTTTACAATACATGAACTAGACATGATCGTAGATGGGTTTGGTGAAGAAGGAACACGCAATAATAATATGAGTTTATTAGTATGGACGTTGATTAGTTTAGGATTTTCAAAAAATCAACTATATGCAGTCATTGGGTTAGCTAACAGCCATTCTGGATTAACTGACAGTGAAATAGAAAAGACGGTTGAAACGTCTTGGAGGAAGTGGACGAATGGCAACTAAAACAACAGTATTAGCAGAAACAATTCATGACAATATCGATATTCAATTTGATGAGTTTTTAAATGAAATATTTATCAAAAAAGATGTAGCAGGTCAAGAAGTGTTGATTGAAGCTGGCCGTCTAACTGACAGTAAGGTGTTCTTGATACAAGCGTTTTTGGAACGTAAGTACGACATGTCACTGACACAATCAAAACTATATGACGCCATCTCTATGACAGCTAGCCAACATGTTTTTTCGTCAGTTTATGACTGGGTAGAATCAAAGTCTTGGGACGGCGAAAAAAGGCTGTGGGACATTGGTTCAAAAGTATTTGGTGTTGATGACCCAGCAGTTAACCGAGCGATAGGCATCTGGATAATTAACTTAGTAGGCGGTGCTTATGGTGTTGATACAGGTAAGTTTCAATACACATTAGACATTATCGGTAATCAGGGTACTGGTAAAACATCATTTCTAAAACGATTAGGAGATATTTATTACACTGATCAGTTCATGTCTTTTACTAAAAAAGATGACTTTGAAATCATGATGAAAAACTTGATTGTCAATGATGACGAAATGCAAGTAACTGAATTTAGTAAGGATAAGATATTTAAGAAGTTTGTCTCAACAAGTGAGTTTAGTTATCGTCCTGCTTATGGCCGTAATAACGTGACCAAGAAACGCCACTTTGTTATTGCTAGGACAACTAATGATAGTAGTTATTTAACTGATATCGGTGGTAACAGACGTATTATTCCAGTGATATTGAACGATGCCAAAATAAAAACACCTGCCTACGAGTTAACAGATGATTGGTACGAAAACGTATTAGGTGAAGCAAAAGAATATTATATCGACCACGCGATTGATACCATCGATGATATCAACCAAGAGATGAACACGATTAGTTTTGCTAAGGTGACTGACAATTTGAACATCTTTGCAGAAGTCAACGATATGATCATGAACGTGCTCGATACACAATATTTCGGTATTGAGAAGATTAAAGTCACTGATTTCGTTAAAGATGTTGAGAACGAACTATATAACAACATGATTGAGTACAATCCAAAGCTGATTAAGAACCAAATTAACATGGTTATGCAACGAGAACAGTACACAAAAAAGTTAGTTAAAGCTAATGGAAAAACTTTTAGGGCATATCAAAAAGTAACAATTTAAAAAATTAAATTATGAGAAAAATTCAAAAGGTAACAAAAATTAAGTTACTGTACTAAAAAAACGTTACCTCTATAAACACAATCGTATCAGTGTTTTAGGTATCGTTAGTAACAAAGTAACGAAATACTATATATAAATATATATATATATTATTACAAGGTTTAAAGACGCTATCGTGTAACTAAAAAAGTAACCAGAACAAATAGGAGATGAAAATTATGCTACCAGACGAAGAAAAGAAACAAACACAAACAAATCAAGTTACTTTGACAGCGACTTATGATGCAATTCAAATCAAAAATGGTGTCGTTAAAATGTCTATTCAATTTGATCTAAAGAAAAATGCACATTTGTTGGAAAAGCTATCAAATGAGAGCGGTAATCCAGTAATGTTAGGAATTGCATTCCAACAACAAGAAATGGACGTTTAATAACTAGCAGTAGGGTGGGTGGAGGCATTAGAAAGGGAATGAGATGAAAAAACTAGCGTGGTCTATTATATTTATCAGTTTAATACTATTCGTATCTGGATTAACTGCACTGACGTTGATGTATACCGATCTTATGTTAGCCATTTATTTATCGGTTTGTATTTATTAGCTGTGGTGATACTTATTTCAATATTTTGGGCTATTGTTGAGGTGCAAAAATGAAAACAGTTAGCTTACAGAGCGTGGGATTGGTTGATGACATCGGCAATGATATTCATGAGTTTTTACACGGAGGAGATAAGTGATCACTAACCCACTAACAGAAGCGGTGCAGTTAGCAGTGGAGGACGAGTGATGATAGGTGACATTATTATCAGCTTAAAAGAAGACATGGTACGCACTAAAAATTGGCTTATCAAAGCATATTTAGAAAATACCTGCATACATGACTATAAAATTGTGAGTTTTAACAGCAGTCACGTGTGGAGGAAGTGTAAAAAATGCGGAAGAATTTGGGTTGAAAAGAAATGATTGAAATAGGACACAACTTACAGCATGCGATTGAGCTTGGCATGTATTTGTCAGCAATGGTCGCAGTTACTTATATTGTATTGAAATATTATGGAGGTCGGAAATGACATTTGATGAAGCAATAGCAAAAGTTGGAACGTATTTAAAAAACAATGATCTAAGTAATTCAGACAATAATGAAAGATTTTTTTATATCATTTTAAATGACTTACGACAAGAATATGCACCAACAGTTGAGATGACAAAAAAACAATACAACACTTTCAAATGGCATAAAGATAATTTGGATTTCTCTGCGTGTCTAGGAACATTTCAAAACTATAATGGCGAGACACGAATGGGAATCAAGTTTGATAACTTAAAAGGTGATTTATCTGATGAAGATATAATGCAGGCGTGGTTACACCCAGAAACAATCAAGATAGTTGACGAATAGTTATATGAGCAAGGTGTGGCTCAACTCAAATAATGATTTATAAAGACAAATATCAACACTTGCACCGTTATACCAAAAATAGAAATTACTTTCGTGCCATGACTATGTATTAAAAAGCCAATCCACAGAGTGATTAGCAATAGAAAAATCATCAAATAAATTAAAGCGCGAAGTAATTGCAATGTCATGCTTAGTTATCCAATCGTTTTTTAACATTATAACATTTAGAAGGGAGATTCATGAAAATCATAGACATAGAAGTGTACATCGTGGGTTATCGCAAGACAGATAATGACGAGTGGGAGACATCGGGTAAGACGTACGGTAATTTGATTGACGCACAAGCAGTCATGAATAAATTGAGTAAAGAGACGAAACAACAGTTGAAGTTGTTTAAATTTGGAAGGGCAGTACCAGTGGAGTAGAAAGGGTGACATGGCGGATAGAGTTGATAGCATTTTGAGAGACTACTTCTCTGGTCGTCTCGATTTAAAAATTAAACAGCGTATAGAAACGATACGGTATGACAGTCAAGAAGTTGATGAGAATATTGGAGGTGGTCGAGCACAGAATAAACACACACGTCCAGTTGATGACATGGTGATACGTATTGAGCAGGATAGATACCTTAACAGTCTCAAAAAGCAAAAGGAAGACGTTGAGCGCTGGATAGCCACGTTTGAGCCAGACAAGCAGAAAGTAGTTGCGTATTATTATACAAGCAAGTCTGTCACGTGGGTCAAGGTAGCACAGCAGTTTCACATATCCGAAAGAACAGCAATCGCTTGGCGCACAGAAGTCAAACACATATTAGGTGCAGTCCTATAACACTGCGGTTTTTATGCAGTTTTATGCATAAATATAGGGTTATATTTGTAACATGAGATAATTTGAAACAGGGTTATTGCTAATCCATTAAAAGCAACGTTACACACGCTTCGGAAAAAGGATTAGTGGTAATGTAAAATAGATAGGTTGAAATATCTATCATTATGACAGGTCGCGGAACAGACCGCTCCAGTACCTTACATGAGCAACTGGGTTAGAAATATCGTTTGTAAGGTGCAAATCCTTACCCTGTCAATACTCCTTTTAGGAGATAACAGTTTTCACCACAGTCGCCAAGTTCCATAGCGCGACTTTATACTAGTTAGGTGATTCCTGTGAGTGAATGAGCAAGAACTCTGTTTCGGAGTAGCCCTCATTCGGGTGCAAGCCCCGACATTCACATTGCGGAAACGCAAACACAAATTAATGAGCGGCTTGCCTGCTGCTCGTACATAATTTAGAACGAAAGATTGTTCTAGTACAAACTTACACTGATAGGGATTGTACAGGCTTCGACTAGGAGGTAGTTGTAAAAAACAACTATAAAACGGGATAGCTTCCCAGATAGGGTTTCGACTTCTTTTCCTATCACAATTAAAAAAACAATTCCCACACAGTCTTTAGATAGACACAGATACGCTCTGACGTGTGGGCGTACATATAAAATAGCAAAGGTTGACATATCAGCGTTTAAATTAACTTAAAACACCTTGTTGGGTGCTTTTTTATTGGAGAAAATTATGAAAATCGATAAAGATTATGGACTTGTTGCTAGTGATGATGAATTAAACATCTACCGCAAAATTGACAAGCAAAGACAATATAGTAGGAAACAAAACAAAGCATCTAAACGCAGACGTCATACAGACAAGCGCAAAGATGCTTTTTACGAAGATAGGAAGTGGCAGTGATGGCCAATATCAAATGGACTGATGAACATAAAAATAGAGTTACAGAGTTAGGTAAGCAAGGGTTGTCATCTAGCAAAATAGCTCAAAAGTTGTTTGATGAATTTGGTGTCAACTTAAGTAGACGGACTGTTTCGCGATACCTATCAACAGGACACACTAGCAGTAGATATGACAAATTGAAAAAGAATACGAGCAAAGTCAAAGATGTGAAACGTGGCACTGAAATCGTCATCAACAAGGACGGTAGTACAACATCATCTACGACAATGCAAATGACTTCCGAACAGGCTAAAGACCCTGAGTTCGTATTAAGAGCACATGGCTTTAATCCTGATGATTGGGATATCGTATCAGCACGCAATAACTTCTGGCAACAGAACAGCCAAGAGAATGGCTTGATTGATTTATATCAGTCTAAGATTACGGTTAAGCCTAAAGTTGATAATGATATCAAACGAGCAGTCGAAGTATTAACACGTGACATTAAACCGCTTAAAGTTAAACACTCATTAGATTCATCACGTAAGCGTAACCTAGTCATACCAATTACGGACAACCATTGGGGTATCACTCATTTATCTGATGTACAAGACAAGTTGTCAGAACTACTAGACATCATTAAGCAAGGCTATGGAACGATTGTTATTGAGATGATTGGAGATATGCTTCATTCTGATAAGATTAACAGCACTGAAACAGTTAGTGGCACAGTACTTGAAGATGTTGATATGCCAAAGTCGATTGATGAAGCTATGCAATTTACAGAAGCCATTGTTGTTACAGCGTTAGAGAATGCTAACACCGTAATGATTAAGTCAGTCGGTGGTAATCATGACTTTGATATCTCGTACATGTTTATGATCTGGATTAAAGAACGATTTAAACAAGCACAAGTAGATGTGAATAACCGTTATCGCACAGCTTACTTATTAGGCCATGTACTTATTTCAATTCAACACGGCAATGTCAACAAAAAGAATCCTGCGCAGATACTGGCTAATGAATGCAGACACTTGTGGGGAATTGCAACGACAACTGAAATACATTCAGGACATCTTCACTTTGATAAGACAGAAGACCAAAACGGTGTTGTGTTCAGACAGTTCTCAACACCGAAACCTAGTGATGATTGGGAAACCATGAACGGCTTTGTTGGTGCAAACAAGTTGATGTATGCACTTGAATACAATGATGACCGTTTGAAAGTTGAACACTTTATTTAGTTGCCGAGTGGCACGTTTAGGAGAATGATATGATTAACACATTATTGATTATTGCGATTGTTTTCGGACTACTTTGGTTATTTGCACTCGTGTTCTTAATTACCTTTGTAATTAGATATATGATGAGAATGAATGATCGTCGCAAGAAGTTTGAAAAAGAATTCGACAAGGAATTTGATAAGATGTCTAAGCGTTTCAATAATTTCTAATCCAACCCACGTCTCTCTAGTAGTATAATTACTGCTATTGGAGGTTGGAGATGAATAAAAAATGGTTTTGGTTCTTAATTGTTTTGGGAGCTGTTGTTTTTGTAGGCGGTCCATTGTTTGTTCAATATAATCATTGGCCACAGGGAACTAAAGGTCACGGGGATTGGTTAAGTTTTTGGGGCAGTTACTTGGGGGTTGTACCATCAGGTATAATCGCAGCACTAGTTGCAGGCACTCAGATAAAAGAATCTAATAAACAAAATCATGAGAATGCTATGCAAAGTCTTAAAGTGATGAACAATACTAAACTTCTAAATTATTATTATGATATAAAAAGTTCATTAGCTAAATCAAAAGTGTTATTTGATGAAATTGATAATAGTTGGAAAATACATGATTTATATTATTATTTATACTCACCCCAAAGACGGTCATTTGAAGTCCTTAATTTAGAGACGTTGTTACAAGAGAATAATATGTTACATCTTAACGTTAATACTGTTAATGTAAACAATGATTTAAAAGGACTTTCGGAAACATTAATGGAATATAGCGGAAACTTGATTCTTGTTGAAAGAATGATAAAACTATATGCTGCGTCAATTGATGAGGAACGTAATATTTTGGAAAACGAAGTTGATGAAGAAGCAAAAAACCTGTACGCGGTTTACGTAAAACAATCAACTCATGAAAAGATAATGGAACAACTCTCGAAAATGATTAATCTAACCGATGAAAAAATAAAGGAACTAAGCGCATAAGCGCTTTTTATTTTGCAGTGAATGAGGAGAACGTTATGCAACAAGGACACCCAAGACATAAACAATTGAGTAGAGCGAGGCATGTAATGTACTTGCACAATAGACATAAAGCAGAAGGTGTTTTGAATGCAATTAAGAATTTGATGACAGGTATTAACAAAGCAATCAGTGTAGTGAGCAAGCGGATAAGTAGTTCATTAGGAATTGACGAACAAATCTCTGTACCCAATGTTGACTACGATAAGTTTGAGATTAAAGATATTGCAACGGACATGTTTAGAAACAATCCAGGAATAGTTAATGGGAAGTAA